CGTTGCACCAGTCGCCGACCGGCTTCCCGCGCGGGGGAGCTAAATGGCAAGGGCCGAGGTTTCCCCCGGCCCTCGAACCGCCAGCGCGCTGACGGCGGGTATCTATCGGCGCAATTCGCGCTCCTAGCGTTTCCCATTGGCATGGAGGCGGGCGGGTGTCAAGGGTGCTGTTATATCCGCAGGCCTAGCGCATAAGCGGAAGGTTATACGTCGTAGCTATCGCATGGCCACACACCTGAGCGTGTGGGCAAGCTGGATAGCGCAAAAAGCAAGGGCCGAGGTTTCCCCCAGCCCTCGCATCCGATGCAGCCGTAGCCCACCGGGTGAACATGCGCCGGAAGTCCCGTTGCCCCCGCAAGCCGCAGGACCCTTTCGGGCGGGTTGCTCTTTTTCATCCGCTTGAGCCTGCCTGTTATGGGCCGCCCCACCACAAAAAGCAAGGGCCGAGGTTTCCCCCAGCCCTGCGACTCACGCCCGAAGCCGTGAGGGTGGATACTGTGCCCGCCTACGGGCGTCGGAACAAAGGTGGGCGGGGTCCGTGGCGCGAACAGGCTCACTATGCCCCGCCTCTCCACAAAATGCAAGGGGTGGCGAACGAACTAGGATTTGAACCGAGACCTCCCGCTTAGAAGGCGGGCGCTCTCTCCTGTTGAACTATTCGTTCTTGGTGGGCTGACTAGGATTCGAACCTAGGACCGTCCGATTAAAAGTCGGAAGCTCTACCTCTGAGCTATCAGCCCCTACTAAAAGCAAGGGCCGAGGTTGCCCCCGGCCCTGCGACTCACGCCCGAAGCCGTGAGGGTGGATATTTCACTGACACCGCACGCAAATACTTGCCGGGGTTCGTGCGGTGTCTATCCCGGAGGAAAGGGATGCCGTGATTTTGCCCCAAGCCTCACTCGACGTCAATAGGTGTCCAAGGAAGGGCGTGAAGCCGCGCAGCGGCGGAGGCAAACACGAAGGCGCAATGCTCGGCGGAGGATTTTCGCCCGCCGCCGAACGTCTCGTAACCCTCTTTGGCCACCAGAGCCACCACTATGGTGTCCACCTCCTCGTAAACCCCCGCCTCGATGTCGGCGGCTATGTTCCGAAGCATCGTGGCCGGGTCCTTGTAGTCGGGCGGCTTGATCTCCCCGACGATCTTGAGGTCTGGTTTGCTCACGCCTTGTCTACCGATCCGTTGAGGACGTAGTGGAGGAAGCGGTCTGCGACTTGCTCAATGGTCGAGAGCCAGCGGCCTTCCGCCACTTCGAGCGTAACCGCCATCTTCATGCACTCCAGACGCAGGGTGATGAGGTCGGGTTCGGGCTTGGTCGCCGCCTCAAAGCCGCGCTTGTATGCGGAGTATTCGCGGTCGGCCTGCCGCCGCGCTTCCTCAAGGTAGGCTTCATCTTCCTCGTGGGTCTTGGTCATCTCAGGCTCCGGGGGCTTGGCGGGGGTGATGATGCGGTAGTGGGTGATGCTGCCGTCTTCCGTCCAAATAAAGCGGCGGGCAGGCTTTGGGGGCGACGGGGCTTTTATGCTTGCGCCAAATTGTAGCACCACCTCTACCACCGTCTCCGGGTCTACCGGGCAGGTGTCGGTTGTGTGTTCGATCCAGTCGGTCATGGGGTGGGTTCCTGCATCCTGTAAACGGCAACCGCCATGCCCAGCAGGCACAAGACTGCAGTGGCTGCGTTTCTCCGTCGGTCCCGTCGGTCGTGAAAAGCGTCCGCCGTTCGCGCGCCGGACGTCCAAGCGAAAAGTAGCGCGGCGAAAAGCCAAGAGGTCATTGTGCGGCCTTTCCGGCTTTGTAGCCTGCGAGGGCTTGGGTGGCGCGCTCCCTATAATCTGCGTAGAGAAAAAACCCGTCCACCAGTCTTGTGACATACTCCACCAGCACCTTAGCCCGCTCCTGCTCCTGCTCTCGGGCCATGCGGGCTCCTTGGACAAAGACCTCACAGAGCAAGTTGTCGTAACGGTTTTGTTCGGTCGCGGGTCTGGGCTTGAGAGGGTTCGTATCCATCCACTCCCGATACGCCAGCACATCCGGGTCAACCGGCTCTGGCGGGGTCCAGCCTTCGCGGGCTAGGCGGGCGGCGGTTCGGGCCAGTTCCCCGAACTTCAATCCGCCCGGCCTTTCCTCGCAGATGCGCAAAGCCTCTCGGCCAATGGCCCAGTCCAGTTCTTCAGGTGTCATCGCTTGCCCTCCGCCTTGCCCGCCACTGCCCAGCGCAAAAAGTCCTGCGACTTGATGAGGTCTTCATCGCCGCCCTTGTGCCTCTCGCGCCAGACGTAACCTATAATGCTGCCCTTGCAATAGCCGCGCCACTCCTCGTCGGTCAGGGCCGCGCGGATCGCGTCGATGCACTCGATGTCGCCCTGGCGGTAGTGGTCGTTGGGGGAGGTCATGCGCCTTTCTCCATCTTCACAACCATCGCCACCATCTGAGCGTTCGCCGACGTGCGCGAGGTGATCTCGCGTTCTCCGGAGAGCATCCGGCGGATGGATCGTGGGTTGAGGCCCATGCGGCGAGCGAAGGCTGTGTTGTTGAGGTTGGTGGATTGGATCAGGGAGCGAAGGTCAGCGGGGGTCATTGCGTCCCTCGCACTTTGTCGCGCAATTTGTCGGCGCGCTCCATTAAGGAGCTAACCCGGTTCGGGTTTGCGCCGATTATCAGGCTTAACTCGGGGTCCTCGAAAAGCTCGACGATCAGGTCCCACAGCTCAGGCGCGGCGGCGATCAGGCGGGCGTTAGACACGTCGCGGGGGATATCGCTTTCGGTAGATTGTGTATGCACATGCGCGATCCAGTCCGTTCCCGCTTTGATTATCCGCAGGGTGTAATTGGTGGAGCGAACGACATCCGTCGTCCAAGGCCCCGGCGTGTGTTGATCAGTCATTGTGTTCCTCGCGCTTTGGCGATGGCGGCGCGGGCCTTTATAATCGACTCGTCGTCATCAGCGTTTCGCCATGCGACGTCTGATTCAAGGCTGATCGTGTAGCACTCGATTAGTTCCTCCAGCGCAGCGATCAGGTCGGGCATGGCGAGAGCGTTGAGCATCCCGCCGTTGCCGTCCTTGACCGTGAGCGTTGTCTTGGTCACTTTGCGCGGTCGGCGCAGGGTCACAATGTCGCCCGGGGCGGCCATCAGCGGGTCGAACCCGGCGGGCGGCCATGAGTGTTGCTCAGTCATTGTGTTCCCCTCATGTTCCTGTGAGCCTCCAGCGTCCGGCGGGCGAACGATGCAAGCACGTTGTCAGGCAGGCTATCGGCGAGCGTGTAGAGGCTGGCGGACATGCCGCGTCCGATATCACCGAACGTCTCGGCTTCGTCGATGGCGTTGATGAGGTCGATGCGGGACGGGATGCGCGGGCGGGGCTTCACAGCGCACCTCCAATAGCGGCCAGGGCGATCAGCAGCCATGCCAGCGCGGTGAACGCGGCGGCGGTTAGGATGGCCTCTGCGGCGAGGCGGATGAGGCGGGTCATCGGTCGTTCTCCTCTAGGCCCCAGCGGCCTATGAGGTGACCCTAGGACCAAAGGCCCGGACCGTCAACAGCTATTTGCGCGGGCCGGTGAAAACCTGCCACAGATTTTCCAGCCCCATCCGCACCGCCGCCGACTGCCCATCCCGCGAACGGATGCCGGTCACGCGCTCAACGATCCCGCGCCACTGCATCGGTCGATCTTCCTCAACGCTCGCCACCATAAACGCGGACAGGAGGGAGGCGTCGAGAGGCCCGACAGCGGCCAGAGCGCGCGCCACACGGCGTCCAGCTTGAATCATGGCGTCGGATACCAGTTCCGCCGATCCGGCCCCGCCATCAACCTGGACCGTTGATCCGCGTGATCCAGCGAGCCCCTTCCAGATCGCCCAATCCTCGGCAAGCCTCATGGCGGCGTGGTGGTGGTTCTGGTTGATGGCTCCGGAGCGCAGCAGGACGGTGAAGACGTTGGAGCGCCAGGCCGACAGGATTTTACCGTCCGCTCCGAGGTTCACTTCCGCGCCCATCGCCTCCAGCCTTTCAACTTCGGCGCGGGTTTCGGCTTTCCGGCGTTCGGAGGCGGCGGGGTCAAAGGGCTTGCGGCGTCGGGTCATGCGGTAACTACCTCTACGTCTGCGATGTTGGCGAAAAGCGAACCGTGAGCGGTCTCGATCCGGGCCTTCGCGATGGCGAAATAGTCCGGATCCCGCTCGCACCCGATGAACCGGAACCCTTCCATTTGGGCGGCCTTTCCGGTTGAGCCTGAGCCCATGAACGGGTCGAGGACGGTGCCGCCGGGGGGCGTGACCAGGCGGCAGAGGTATTGCATCAGGTCGGTGGGCTTGACCGTTGGGTGAATGTTGCGGGCTTCGGTGCCCTCGTTCCGGTCGGTCCCGTCAGCCTTGGGTGAGTAGAAAAACCGGGCGGCCTCACCCAGCAGGCCAGCGGCCTCCTCGCCGCCATCGTGGATCAGGTTGGCGGGCCAGCGGCCTTGAGGATGAGCCTCGGTGCTTACGCCGCCTGCGCCAGTGTGCGGCGCCCAAATGCCGGTGACGTTGCTCCGGGAACAATTCGCTGCATGATCGCTCCCCGCTTCCACCCGACACCCGTCCACATTCAGAGCCCCGGTTCCATGCTCCAGCACGGTCGCCGCGACGGTGCCGCTCAGGGGCTTGCGGGCCACGGTGATGGGCTCCAGGGCAGGCTTCAGGGCGGTTCCCCAGCCTGCCCACTGGCGGGCAGCGTCAGTGGCGGGGGCGGTGATGTTATTGCCGCCGCTCATGAAATCGGTGTTGACCGAGTTTCCGCGAGACTGAAACCCCACCACCTCCCGCTCCGCGCCCGCCGCCTTGTCGATTGCTTTGCTCACGTCCAGCGACTTCGGAAACCCCGACCCATAGACCCAGGCGATCATGTCCCGGATCTCAAACCCGGCGTCCTCAATCCGCACGGCCATCCGGTGTTGGGTCCGCGTTCCGGCAAAGGCCAGCAGGTGCCCGCCAGGCTTCAGCACCCGCAGGCACTCGGCCCAGACCTCCACGGACGGGACGTCGTAATCCCACTTCTTGCCCATGAAGCTCAGGCCATAGGGCGGGTCCGTAACGACCGCATCGACCGAGGCGTCGGGCATCTGGCGCAGGGCGTCGAGGCAGTCGCCCAGGAAGAGGCGGGTCATGCGGCCTCCAGAGCATGAGCCATAAGCCGCCGGGATGACGCCAGCGCCTCGCAGGCCTCGTTGATCTCAGCGAGCGTCGGGAACCAGTTTCCGCCGGGTCGGGGATTGAGCGCCAGACGCATGCAAGCCGCCTTCGCCACGTCGGCCGGAAAGCGCATCAGGCAACCGGCGTAAAGTTCCAGCGCCACCGTCGCGCCGATCTCGGATCGCCTGCCACCCGCACACGCAGCCTGCAGCATGACCAGCCAATCCTCCGCTTGCTCCTTCGTCGGGCCTGTCAATGCCGCGCGCATCCGGGAAGCCGCCTGCGGAATGTTCTCCGCATCGCTTCCGGGAAGCACCCTTGCGCCGGTCGCATGAACGCGGAAGCCTCCGGACTTCGGATAGCGGATCGAGACGTCAACCGTAACCTCGACGGCGAGCGACGATCTCAGCGAAGTCACCAGAGCCTTGTCGGCTTCCTCCGGGCTTGGCTGTGCGAGAAGCCATGCCCGCGCCACGTCCGCGTCTGCCGTCCGCACAACGGAGGATCCAGTTGTGCCAGGTTCGGCTCCAGTCGAGCTTAACACCGCCCGCACCGGGGCGGGAACACCAGTAGTTTCGA